ATGATGGCATTATTACTGGAGCCACTGCAGTTCACCTTTATAAGTCACGCACTGCTGATTTCACTGGTAGTTTCCATACCCTGTGCGCTGCTGTCGGTCTTTCTGGTCCTGAAAGGTTGGGCACTGATGGGTGACGCGATGAGTCATGCGGTTTTTCCTGGCATCGTGCTTGCCTGGATTCTGGGGTTACCTTTGGCTACAGGGGCATTCGTCGCCGGAGTATTCTGCGCGGTGGCGACGGGATACCTGAAAGACAACAGCCGAATCAAGCAAGATACAGTGATGGGGATTGTTTTTTCTGGCATGTTTGCCGCAGGTCTGATCTTGTATATTGCAGTCAAACCAGACGTACATCTTGACCATATTCTTTTCGGCGACATGCTCGGGATAACCATCGGCGATATAATCCAGACGGTGATTATTGCTGGGCTGGTTACACTTGTTATTAGCGTAAAATGGCGAGATTTTTTGCTGTTCAGCTTTGATTATCAACAGGCGCAGGTAAGCGGTTTGCATACGAGATGGCTGCATTATGGGCTGCTGTGCATGGTCTCTCTGACCATTGTGGCGACGCTGAAAGCGGTAGGTATCATTCTCTCCATTTCTCTGCTCATTGCGCCTGGCGCCATTGCGGTACTCCTGACACAACGCTTTTATATTGCGCTCCTACTGGCGACTGGCATATCGGTAATAGTGTCAATGACCGGTGTCTGGCTGTCCTTTTTTATCGACAGCGCACCAGCTCCGACGATTGTCGTCTTATTCGCGGTCGCGTTCATCATGACGTTTACCGTTACCAGCATCAACGCACGCACAAAGGGAAACGCCCATACACAGGATCTGTTATCACCCAATTAGCACAAGATCCGAGGACATCATCGTCCGCCAGCCTACAGCAGTCCGGAAAGTCATGGAAGGTCGTTGGGAGGAGGTACGAATTCTATCATGCAAAAAATACGTAAAATCGATAATAGCTGGAAATAATTCAATACATGCACTCTCGAAAGTGCATCAGCCAACCGTGGCACGTTTTTGCATACAACGAGCCACGGTTCTCTTTACGATTTATAGCTGTATTGGTGAACTATGAGCAATTTTCGCGTTATATTCCAATCTTTAATCTCTTCACGGAACAAGTTGCATGCATGACTATATCAAGACAACTTATAACTACCAAAACATTTGCTTTGCAAGCAAAAACGGGGACCATTGACTCTAAGAAAAATCCGATCTATTGTTAGGATTATTAAAGTTACTTAACAGTATTCCGAAATGAAAATACAAAGCAAGCTGATTGTCTTATTAAACATTATCATTGCATTTATACTATTTGAGCTTTTAGATCAAAAATTCGGTTTGAGTACATTATTTTAAAGCAAGATAAATAATATCGGGCACTCTAGTTTTTATAATTAACAATTAAACGCCCATAAAATGTTATTTACGTTTCTTCGCTATTGTAATATCTTAATATAGTGGTTTACGCCACTCTACTTTCATCATATTTTGTACGTTTATGTACTCGCCATGAAACTCTTTCATGGCGCTTTCTTATTCTCAATCCAAAATCGTACTCTCTATCCTATTGCAAATCACGCCTTAACAAACTTATAACACATTTAAGTGATTATTACTAACTTACTCAAAAACAGATATTATTCACAGGTGATGAGTTCTAATGAATTACACTTCGGTGCTGCTGGCCAATCAACATCAGGTGCAGTTGATGTATCAACGCGGTTCAGCAACACCCGATACTTTTTCCAGACTTCCAGCAACGAAGTTTCTTCCTCCGTTGCGATTTCCAGCTCAACAACAGTCTGAACGTACCAGGAACAGCCTCCTTCAGGGCTTGAAGGATATCAATGTTCGCTTCCTGTTAACTGCCGGACAAGTGCAACCAGTTCGCTTACCTGATTTTCCAGAGTGGTGATCCGGGTGCCTGCTGTTGCCAGATTTTCACGTAACGTTGTATTTTCCTCTTCCAGCGCGGTAACGCGATCATCTGTTTCACGGGCGACCTGAATAAGTAAGCCAGTCACGGCGGCGTAGTCAACATTCAGATAACGTGTTTCTTCACGTAATTCATTGCCGTCAACCGTTGGTCCCTGCAACTCTTTACCGTAATGAGTGAATGAGCCTACCGCTTCCGGTATTGCCTCCATTGCTTCCTGTGCAATAACACCAGCGTAAGGTAGTCCGTTTTCCTTAAGTGTGTAGGTGTACCCGTTCATTTTACGGATAGCTTCGGTTGCGTCACTGATAATCTGAATATTGTCTTTCAGCTCGCGGTCTGATAACTGATTCAGTGTTGTACAGTTAATAGCACCGTTTACATCAAACAGCTGACCTGACGATGTTTTTTGAGCATAAAACAGATACGCGGCAGACGTTCCAACCTCAAAAACGTTTTGTCGATCACTTGAACCCCACACCTTGACAGCAAATGATAGTTCTGTATTACCTAAGTTCTGTAAAACAAAACGATTGCCAGTCCCTGTTTGTTTTGTAAGAGCTAAATCAACAGTTGAGTTAACCTCATCCTTGTTGATAGTGAGCGCCTGCGCTTTAGCCCCGTTAACAGCACCTGTTTTGAGTTGAACCGCGCCGTCATTACCATTTAGCAGTATCTCAGCTCCGCTAAAGAAATTTTTTAGCGACAGCATCTTACTTACGCCGACTGATGAACCCAACGCCCACGCGAGAGAATTACCGGTGCTATCAAACCCACGTACAAAGCAATCCATTTTGCTATAGTCTGACGTGCTTCCAAGGACATCAATCCGCCCTCCGCCAGATTTTAACGGGTTAGATGTGGTTAATGACCTGACAGCAAGATCGGTGGATGAATTTAGATCGTCTACTGTTAGTAATTTCTTCCATTCCTGCGTCGTTCCGTTTTCAACTGTTCTTCCCCAAAAACCGGAATTGCGGCCTCCGAACTGCACAGCATAATTTTTACTAAATTGAACATGAATGCCGCCAAGAACCATAGAACCTGCCGGGCCGTTTGTACTGCCTGCAATTGGTATAAATTTATTAATGTTATCAGTATGCTGCGTGTTCCAGTCTCGTCCTGTTTTTGTAAGCAGTCCTAATGTCGTGTCGAGCGCTTCGGTTAAAGTAAGGTTTTTAAATTTAACTGCGCTACTTTCGCCAAGACTTAAGTTGTTTCGCGCATCTTCTACTGTTGTCGCACCTGTACCTCCTTGCCCAACAGCTAATGGCAACCAGCCAGTGCCATTATGACAACCCCACAAACCAGATTTGGAAACCTGTAAGCGTGGTGCGCCTGAAGAATACGTAGAATATACGTAAGTTGTTTCTTTTCCCTCTTCAACCCTTTCTGTTGATACATCTCTCTTCCATTCAGACCAGGTACCGCTACCTCCTTCATATATTCGTCTATAAGTAATTCCCGGATTATTATAAGGGTAGTACACCTGAACGCAGGAAGAAGCAGTGTTGGCTCTCGTTTGGAGCACTATTAAAGCGCCCGCCAGACCGATTGGGTAATTTAATTCTTCTGTTGCGTAAGCGCTCGCTGGTTGTTGATAGAAACCAGAATATTCACCGGTAAGGGTGTTTAGGTCAGTATTAGCAAGACCAGCTTTTTGCTCATACATTACCCGCAAGTTCGCACGTGCTTGCTCGATAGTTCTTCCACCAGTACCGCCCTGGGCTAAACCTAACGGAGACCATTGTCCAGAAGAAGAATCATAAACCCCCCAACTCCCGTTAGTATGGATTTCAAAGAAACGATCGTTAGTTGGGCCATATATACGAGTCGTCGATTCGTTTTGAAATAATCGACTGACTTCATCTTTGCGAGCGTGGCGTGTCCATTGCGGGCCTATACTAGTTAACCAGCGATAGGTGTAAATGGATCTGGTGTTCCACCCCTGGAAAATACCTGTATAAGCTGGCGATCCGTCAACCTGACTTATAAAGCCAGTTAAATTACCCTCACCCGATGCAATCGAAGGAAAACCCGTGGCATTTTCCATGATGCGCATAAAGCCAATATAACCTGATGGATTTCCTGAGATGTCAGAGCAATCACGCGGTGATGATCCCAAACCGATGTTAGTACCAACAATACCCTGGGCCTGGTTGCGATAATTAAGTGCGTCCGCCGCAGATTTCGCCGCGTTTGTTTCACTGGATTTAGCATTAGTTTCGCTGGCTTTAGCGTTGGTTTCGCTGCTCTTTGCTGCTGCTTCGCTATTTTTCGCGTTGGTTTCTGATTTTTTGGCTGCTGTCGCGGAGTTTGCTGATGCAGTTTGTGAGTCTGCTGCCGCCTGTGCGCTGTTATCCGCATTCGTCTCAGACGTTTTTGCGGCCTTCGCGGAATTTCCTGCCGCCGTTGCCGAAGAGGCTGCACTACTGGCGCTCGAGGCTGCGCTCGTTTCTGATGATTTCGCTGCCTCTTTTGAGGCCGCCGCATCCCGGGCTGAGGTGGCAGCTTCTGACGCTTTCGTGGTCGCGGTGGATGCAGAAGTGGCTGCAGATTTTTGTGACGCTGCAGCATTCGTTTCTGACGTTTTCGCCGCACCGGCACTGGTAGCCGCCGCGCTTTTTGAGGACTCTGCAGCGGCAGCACTTTTTGATGCTTCAGTAGCCTTTGTTGATGCCGTTCCTGCGCTGGAAGACGCTGACTGAGCCGACGACGCGGCCTGTCCGGCTGACGTGCTGGCTGCGCGTGCTGAGTCTGCAGCATCAGTCGCATAGGTTGCCGCCTCACTGGCCGATGTGCTGGCATCGCTGGCTGACTTCTTTGCGGCTGCCGTGTTCTGTGCCACTGCGGACGCGTTACGCGCCACCTCTTCCACCATCAGTTCAAAGCGGCGCAGTGCCTCCGGACGGGCATCATCCTCCGTCATGGCACCGAGAAAATCATTCAGCGTACCGGGTCGGGAATCTTCATACACGGTGATGGTCCCGGCATGTGACGGCGGGAATCCTTCCACCAACAGAATAACGCTGTACTGACCGTACTCAACGTCCATGCTGTAACGCCCGGCTTCATCCGGATTTTCAGATGCCACCGTGTTCACCACCACCGTGGTGCTGTTACGTTTTGCTTTCAGCTGGATTGTGCAGTTCTGTACCGGTTTACCTGCACCGTCTTTCAGTACACCTGAAATCTTTACTGCCATATTCCCCCCACAAAAAAGCCCGCCAGAACCGGCGGGCTGTCATAACACTGTGTTACCTGGCTAATCAGAACTTATAACCGACACCCACGATGAAACCGTCAGTGCGCCAGTCGCCACTGCCGGAGCCTTCATAAGCAATATCAATGGCCACGGATTCGGTCGGGTTAAACTGCACGCCAGCCCCCCACGCCAGAGACGTGTTGCTGCGGCGACCGTCATCACTTCCGGTCAGAACTTCGTGCGTTTTCCCCTTGTTGTCAGTTACGCGGAGATAATCCCCGGAGAAAGTCGACACACGGCTGTAAGCCACACCCGCCATCGCATACGCGCTGAACCATTCATTCACGCGTACAGACGGCCCCGCCATCACGCTGAACCAGCGGTTACGCACGGAATCTTCATGCCAGCGGGTATCGCTGTAACGGGTCAGCTGGCGATTCTTGTCTCCTGCATAGCTGAATGACGTCACCAGCCCCAGTGTGTCCGTAAACTCATAACGGTATTTCACGTTAATCCCGTTAAGATCATCGCTGCCGGGAACGTTCGTCGAGGCATGAAGATAGCCCGCGCTCAGCGTGGACTGATGTTCAGACGCCCATGCAGGCGCACCGGATACGGCCAGACAGATGGCTGCGGACAAAATGGCGGCATAAAGTTTACGCATAATTACCTCTCGCTTTTCTGCAATAAAAAAGGCGTCATTTCTGACGCCCGTTCTGGGTTATAAAATTCAGCTGATACTGATACCTGCTGTGGATTTCTTCATCACCACAACCAGCAGATCGCTGATACTGGTTGTTGGTGTCCAGTCATTCGCTCCTGATGAAGATACGGTGAATGTCAGTGTCAGCGTCCCCTGTCCGGCAGGCATATCTATAACTGAGGAAAATACGCCCTGAACATCCGTCGTGGACTGATTAAAAATCTCCTGACCATTGCGGGTCACTCTTAACCGGCAGGTTGAATACCAGTATGACTGTTGGTTATTACTGTTGAAATTCTCATGCTTACCACCGCGGAATAACACTGGCGGTATCATGACCTGCCGGTCAAATTTCTGATCATCACTGATTCTTACCGTGATGGTGCCACTGGCATAACTGTTCGTGCGGGGGAAAGACTTGCTGACCGTTTTGACAATATCGCCTTCAATCTGATTGGCTGACAGTTTCCCCTTAATCTGACAGTTCTCATTAATCGTGACATTGTTGAGCGTCCCTGAATTTGCATTCACATTACCGCTGATATCCGCATTTTTAGCGGTCAGCTTTCCGTCTGGTGTCAGGGAAAATGCCGGCGGATTTCCACCGCTGGTAATGGTGGGAGCCGTCAGGCGTTTCAGGAACACGTCATTCATGAATATCTGGTTGCCCTGCGCCACAAACATCGGCGTTTCATTCCCGTTTGCCGGGTCAATAAACGCGATACGGTTAGCGGCAACCAGAAACTGGCTCAGCTTGCCTTCCTCCGTGTCCTCCATGCTGAGGCCAATACCCGCGACATAATGTTTGCCGTCTTTGGTCTGCTCAATTTTGACGCCCCACATGGCATTCCATTTATCGTTAGCGTCCTTCCACTCTTTCGAAAACTCATCCAGTCTGCTGGCGTTATCCTCCGTCAGATCAACTTTTTCCAGCAGCTCTTTACCGAGATGGGATTCGGTTATCTTGCCTTTGAAAAAATCCAGGTAACCTTCCGCATCATCGCTCGCCCGACCGACGGCCTCCACGAATGCCGATTTGCCAACGGTGTTCACACTGCGGATATAAAAGTAATAATCATGGCCCGGTTTGATATTGATACTGGCGGCTATCCAGTACAGCGCCGTACCAAGATAGCGGGCTGTGGTTTCAACCTGCCTGATATCCGCAATCCGCTTTTCCGAGAACCAGAACTCAAACTGTACCGTCGGATCATAAACGGCAAGATGCGGCGTGGCGGTTATCTGAAAATAGCCTGGCGTCAGCTCAATCCGCGACGGCGTTGCCGGTGCGGCGATCCGGAACGATACCGATGCAGGATCGCCCTGTTGCCCCCAGGCATTTGCCGCCCGGACTGTCAGCCTGTAGTTTCCCAGCGCCAGCTGCGTGAAGCGGTATGTGGTTTCCGTCGTCCGGGCCGTGCTGACCAGCCGCTCACTGCCGTCGTCCGCTGCCACGGTAAGGCGAAGCATAAAGCTCACACCCTTCACCACCTTCGGCGTGTCCCAGCGCGCCAGTACCTGATACTCCCCGCTGTCTGCGGTGACTTCGGCAGTCAGGTGCTGCACCGCTGGCGGCGTGACACCATTCACCGTGCCGCTCTGGTCGCCGTCAAAGTGCGCCCCGTTATCCACGATGGCTTCTTTTTCCGGTACATGCTGCACGGCAGTGATGGCATACGTGCCGTCATCGTTCTCACGGATACTCACGCAGCGGAACAGGCGCTGGCGCAGCGTCGGCAACTTCAGCCCCCACACGCTGTATCCGGCAACGCCGTCAGGAACACGGCTCACTTTTACCTTCACACCGTCGGTGACGGACTGGACCTCCACGCTGACCGGATTGCCACTTCCGTCAACCAGGCTTATCAGCGTGGTACCGGAGGATGGCAGCGTGATTTCACGGTCGAGCGTCAGCGTCCGGGTCTGGCTGTTCACCGCCAGCACGCGCCCGCCGGTGCTGATACCGGCATAGTCATCATCGCAGATTTCAATGACATCGCCCGGTACATGGCGAAGCCCTTCAGCACCCACGCTGAAGTCCACGGTCTGCGTTTCCAGCAGCTCCGTTTTAATCAGCCACAGCCCGGCGCGGTGTGCCTGCCCCCGACTGGTACAGCCAAAGGCATCCATCTTCGTGACATTACGACCGTAACGGGCAATGGCCTGCGTATCTTCAACAAGCTCTGTCGCCGTCTCCCAGCCGTTATCCGGGTCAATCCAGTTCACCTCAACGGCATTATGGCGGTCCTTCAGGGCGCTGAAGCTGTAGCGGAACGGCGCGCCATCATCCGGCATCACCACATTACTGCGGTTATAGGTCCACACCTTATCCGACGGCCGGTCCTGCACGAACGTCAGCGTCTGCCCGTTCCATACCGGCATACAGCGCATCGCCGAGCAGAAATCACTGAGCACATCCCACGCCTTGCGCTGTGTGGTCAGGTACGCATTACAGGTAATGCGCGGCTCCGTGCCGCCAGAGCCGTCCGGCACCGACTGGTCGCAGTACTGGCCGATGACATACAGCGCCCATTTATCCACATCTGCCGCACCAAGACGTTTCCCCATGCCGTAGCGCGGGTGGGTCAGCATATCCCACAGACACCAGGCCATGTTGTTGCTGTATGCCGGTTTTAACGTTCCGTCCCAGATACCGCTGTATTGCCGCGTCTGCGGGTTATAGTTCGACGGCACCTGCAGAATGCGCCCGCGAAGATGATAATTACGGCTCACCTGCCGGCTGCCGAACTGCTCCGAATCCACCTGTACGCCGACCAGTGCCGTATTCGGGTAGCACTGTTTCACATCGATGATTTCGGTGTATGACGACCAGAGCGTTTTGTTCTGCAGCTGGTCTGTGGTGCTGTCCGGCGTCATCCTGCGCATCCGGATACTGAACGGGCGCGGCGGCAGGTTATCCACCACCACCGAGGCCAGATACTGCGAGGTGGTTTTGCCCTTAATGGTGATGTCTTTTTCCGTCACCCAGCCACCATTACGCTGTATCTGAACCAGCAGGCGAACTTCCGACGGATTCCGGTCCCCCTTTGAGGTGGTTTCCACCAGTGCCTGCACACCGAAGGTAAAGCGCAGTCGGTCGATGTTTGCCGACGTGATGGTGCGGGTGATCGGCGTGTCGTATTTCACTTCCGTACCCAGCACCGTCTCGGAGCCGGAGGATTCAAATCCCTCCGGCGGTGTCTGCTCCTGCTCACCTGCCCGAAACACCACCGTGACGCCGGAGATATTGGCATTCCCCTCACTGTCCAGCACCGGCGTACTGTTCAGCAGCACGCTTTTTAATCCATCCACCGGACCTTCAATCGGCCCTTCACTGATGGCATCGATCACACTCAGCAGCTGCGTGGACTTCAGGTTGTCCTTCGCTTCGCGCGGGGTATGCCCCTTACTGCTGCCTTTACCCATTCCTCACGCTCCATAAACGACAAAACCGCCCGCAGGCGGTTTCACATAAAACATTTTGCATCAGCGACCAATCACCACAACCTGACCACCATCCCCTTCGTCTGCCGTGCTGATCTCCTGAGAAACCACGCGTGACCCCACGCGCATTTCACCGTACAGAACAGGCAGAACATTGCCCTGGGCAACCATGTTATCCAGTGACGAGAAATACGTGTTCTGCTTACCGTTATCCGTTGTCTGTGTACGGGGAGTTCTGGCTTTCGGTGCCAGCATCTGCGCCACACCACCAAGTACCATACTGGCACCGAGAGAAAACAGGATACCGGTCATACCACCGGCCCCAATGGCTGCCCCCCATGCTGCAAGGGTGGCTCCGGCAGTAAAGAATGATCCGGCAATGGCGGCAGCCCCCAGAACAATCTGGAATACGCCCCCTGACTTGGCCCCGGCGACTCTGGGAACAATATGAATCACAGCGCCGTCAGGCAGAACCTCATGTAACTGCGCCGTCAATCCGGACGTGCTGACGTCCCGCCCGGAAATCCGTACCTGATACCAGCCGTCGCTCAGTTTCTGACGAAACGCCGGGAGCTGTGTGGCCAGCGCCCGAATGGCTTCAGCCCCCGTTTTCACACGAAGGTCGATGCGGCGGCCAAATCGTTGTAAATCCCCGTAAAGGCAGATGCGCGCCATGCCCGGTGACGCCAGAGGGAGTGTGTGCGTCGCTGCCATTTGTCGGTATACCTCTCTCGTTTGCTCAGTTGTTCAGGAATATGGTGCAGCAGCTCGCCGTCACCACAGTAAATGGCGGCATGATTCGGCACCGATGAACCAAAACAGCACAGCAGCACATCGCCCGGTTGTGCTGATGACAACGGCACCTGATACAGCCCTGTGGCCTCCAGATTATCCAGATAGAGATTCTGACCGTGACGCCACCAGTCATCCCCGCGATGAAAATCCGGCATCTCAATCCCCGCCAGATGATAAGCATCCCGGAACAGCGTGTAACAGTCCGTCACCCCGTGCTCAAAGCGCCGCCCGGTGAGATGCGGCACACAGCGGAACTTGTGAATCGCCCCCCGGCAGACCAGCCACCACGGCAAATCACTCTGCACCTGCAGCCGCCGGTCAGCCTCACTCAGCCAGGGCAGACCACAGGGATGACTGTGGACCAGTGCCACAATCTCACCCTGCATCTCTGCCTGCAGCCAGTCCTCCGGAGCCATCCGGAAATAATCCTCCGGCTCACCGGAAATATTCACGCAGGGAAAATATCGTTCCCCCTCCGGCGTGCTTACCACGAAGCCGCACGACTCCGCTGGCGCACATCGCCGGGCGTGCGCCAGAATCGCTGATTCTGTCTGTGTCATGGGATTTACTGCGAAAGTTTGTTAATGGAAAGGAAGCCGCCAAAGTTGCCGACGTTATTGCGGAACTTACAACCGCTCAGGCATTTGCTGCATTTATCCTTCGTGATATCGGACGTTGGCTGGTCATATTCATCCGCGACAGCCGGACCGCTATAACCGCACTCGTCACCGCGATAGGTCCAGGTGCAGGTGTTGGCCAGCATGATACGTCCCGGAAAAACAGCGCCATCCGTTTCCGTCGGCGTGGACAGTACAAAAGAGGCACTCACCGCGCTCAGTTCGCTGCACTGCTCGATGCGCCAGCGGCTGATCACCTCCTGCTCCGGATCGGCGTCACTGTTTCCGTTGACGAAGTTCACCGCATCCAGAAAACGGGCGTAAACCTTACGCCTGACCACCGTTCCGCCGACCAGACTCTGCAGGTCTTCCGCCATCCCGGTGACCATGCCGTGCAGGTTAGAAACCGTCAGTGTCGGACGGGCAGCACTGCCCTTGCCGTTCAGTTCAAATCCCGTCCCCTGAATGGGGTATGCCTGATACTGCCGCCCCTGCCAGGTAACCGGCTCACCTTTTTCGTTCTGCTCATTACAGAAAAAATAACGTTCTCCACCGACCTCTGTCAGATCGATTTCCCAGAGCACCACGCTGGCCGACTGCTCCGCACGGGTGCATTCATTCAGTGTTTCCTGCCGGATATCCTGCATCAGTTCACCACCTGTTCAAACTCTGCGCTGAACTCAACACGCAGCATACTGACCCGCGACGACCATTTTGCGCAGGTCACCTTTATCTGCCGCCACTCATAAGGCGGCGTCCACAGAAAGGATTTCCAGCCCCCGTGCTCAGCCAGAAACGACTCCAGCGCCGTGGCCTCCCAACGGGGAACAGAAAGCGTCACGCTGTACGTTTTCAGGTCGGCATTCAGCCCGGCAGGCGCTCGCTGGGAATAGCCATCACCAAAGCGCACTTTCCTGACGGAAGGGGCCGAAGCCACATCCATACCGGGTTTCACTTTCCAGCGGAAGGTTTTCATCGTCCACCTCCGGAGAACAGACCACCATCGCGCATCTGCCCGGTCACAACATCCATTGCCGCCTTATGGGCTACGTCATAAACCGCCTTCAGCGCCTGTGGCCCTATCTGACCGTTCGTGCCGTCGTTGTTAATCACCACATGGTTATTCTGCTCAAACTTCCCGGACGCCTGCGAGCGGCTGTCCGCCATGCTGCCCGGTGTACCGACATAACCGCCGGTGGCATAGCCGCGCATCAGCCGGTAGAGATTCCCCACGCCAATCCGGCTGGTTGCCTCCTTAGTGAAGACAAATTCACCACGGTGAACAATCCCCGCTGGCTCATATTTGCCGCCGGTTCCCGTAAACCCTCCGGTCGCAAAATGGAATTTCGCCGCAGCTGCCTGAATGGCTGTACCGCCTGACGCGGATGCGCCGCCACCAACAGCCCCGCCAATGGCGCTGCCGATACTCCCGACAATCCCCACCATTGCCTGCTTAAGCAGAATTTCTGTCATCATGGACAGCACGGAGCGGGTGAAGCTGCGCCAGTTCTGTTCACTGCCGGTCAGCATCGCCGCCATATTCTGCGCAATACCATCAAAGGTCTGCGTGGCAGCACTTTTAACCTGCGACATACTGTCCGTGGCACTCTCTTTCCACTCGCTCCAGCCGGACCTGAGGCCTGCCATCCAGCTCCCGCGAAGCAGGTCTTCAGCCGCCCAGGTCTTTTTCTGCTCTGACATGACGTTATTCAGCGCCAGAGGATTATCGCCATACTGTTCCTTCAGGCGCTGTTCCGTGGCTTCCCGTTCTGCCTGCCGGTCAGTCAGCCCCCGGCTTTTCGCATCAATAGCGGCCCGTTTTGCCCGTTGCTGCTGTGCGAATTTATCCGCCTGCTGCGCCAGCGCGTTCAGGCGCTCCTGATACGTAACCTTGTCGCCAAGTGCAGCCAACTGGCGTTTATACTCCAGCGTCTCATCTTTATGCGCCAGCAGGGATTTCTCCTGTGCAGACAGCTGGCGACGTTGCGCCGCCTCCTCCAGTACCGCGAACTGACTCTCCGCCTTCCACAAATCCCGGCGCTGCTGGCTGATTTTCTCATTTGCTCCGGCATGCTTCTCCAGCGTCCGGAGTTCAGCCTGAAGCGTCAGCAGGGCAGCATGAGCACTGTCTTCCTGACGATCGCCCGCAGACACCTTCACGCCGGACTGTTTCGGTTTTTTCAGCGTCGCTTCATAGCCCTTTTTCGCCGCCGCCATCAGCGTGTTGTAATCTGCCTGCAGGATTTTCCCGTCTTTCAGTGCCTTATTCAGTTCTTCCTGACGGGCGGTATATTTCTCCAGCGGCGTCTGCAGGCGTTCGTAAGCCTTCTGCGCCTCTTCGGTGTATTTCAGCCGTGACGCTTCGGTATCGCTCTGCTGCTGCGCATTTTTGTCCTGTTGACTCTGCTGCTCAGTCTTCTTTCGGGCGGCTTCAAGCGCAAGACGGGCCTTTTCACGATCATCCCAGTAACGCGCCCGCGCTTCATCGTTAACAAAATAATCATCCTTGCGCAGATTCCAGATGTCGTCTGCTTTCTTAAACGCAGCCTCTGCCTTAATCAGCATCTCCTGCGCGGTATCAGGACGACCAATATCCAGCACCGCATCCCACATGGATTTGAATGCCCGCGCTGTCCTGTCTGCCCAGGTCTCCAGCGTGCCCATGTTCTCTTTCAGGCGGCGGGTCTGGTCATCAAACCCTTTCGTTGCGGCCTCGTTCGCCGCCTGCAATGCCCCGGCTTCATCGCCGGAACGCTGCAACTGAGCAACATACGCAATCTGCTCCGCCGTCACGTTATGGAACTGGCGTGCCATCGCCGTCAGCCCCGACGTCGGGTCTGTGGTCAGCTTCCCGAAGGCTTCAGCGACCTTGTCCACCTCCACGCCGGATGCAGAGGAGAAACGCGCCACACTCTGGCTGATGGACGCAATCTGAGCCTCACCGCTTACCCCCGCCTTAACCAGTGCGCTGAGTGACTCGCTGGTCTGGTTAAACGTCAGCCCTGCCGCCTGCCCGGCTCTGGACAGGACCAGCATACGATCTGCCGTCAGTCCCGCCTGATTGCCGGAAAGGACCAGCGTTTTGTTGAAATCGGACAGGGTTGAGTTGCCCTGATACCAGGCATACGCCAGCGCACCGGTCGCCACCGCCAGCGAGGTGGCCCCCACCATCGGCAGGGTGATCGCACCGGCAAGCCCCCTGAACATGGGGATCATCCCGCCGAAGGAGTCCTTAACCTGACCACCCTGTTGCAGCAGGATCAGCCACGGACTTTGCCCGCCTACAAGCTGCGTGGCCACGTCGGTGAACTGTGCAGGCAGCATACGCATGGCGGCTTTATACTGCCCGACGGAAATCCCCGCTTTCTGTGCAGCCAGCGCCTGTCGGCTCAGCGACTGTTCAACGACTGCCGCTGTTTTTTTCGCATCACTTTCCGTACCGGAAAAATGACGCCTGACTCTGGCCATCTGCTCGTCAAATCTGGCCGCATCCAGACTCAAATCAACGACCAGATCGCCTACCGGTTCAGCCATACCGGACTCCTCCTGCGATTCCTTCTGATACTGTCATCAGCATTACGTCATCCTCCGTCATGTCCGCCACATCCGGGGAAGTAGGGATAACTTCATTCCCGTCCGGGCCAAAGCGGACACCTCCGGCAAGCCCTGCCGCTTTCTGCATCAGCACATCATCTTCAGGCTCTTCGTCAGCCTCGCGCCGGTTCAGCAGACTGAAATCCAGCGGATGCATATCCGGATCGCTGAAAAACAGGCTGAGCACGGTGTACGTCAGCCCGGAAAAGTGCATATCCAGCAGAACATCATGAAAATAATGGGTACTGTAAAAGCGGTGCCAGTCGGCATACTCCGTGGATGACATCCCGGCAAGCATGGCGCGCCAGTCAGGTCGCCCCATCTCACGCGCCAGTTTCAGGGCAAAACTCAGCTCACCGTCGAACACTTTCCCGCAGAAACAGGCTCTGCAGACCCGGCGTCCTCTGCCTGTTCAGGGGCATCATTCACCACAAACTCATACATACCGGACAGCCGGTACACCACGTTTTCAGCATGAGAAATTGCCTCTGTAGGCCAGGTGGTAAGCACTTCCTGCTCAATCTGTTTAACGGCTTCATTCATGGAAGGCAGCTTTGTCTTCTGCGGATGGTTATGCCACAGGGACATCGCTACCACAAAAGCACCGGTTCTGATGGCGTCTTCCACAGTAAACTTCCGGTTGCTGTCTGACTCCGCCTGTTCTGCCTGCCGTTTCATCAGGGCGAGATGCTCAATACGCTGCAGGGCTGACAGTTCAGAAAGCGTGACGGTCACGCCGTTATGTTCAAATGATTCGGTTTTCAGGAACATCGCTGACTCTCCGGATTAACTGTCGGTGACAGTGATTTCTGCAACCGCAGCAAGTTCACCATTACCGGATACAACCGGAATGTTGACCTTACCTGCAGCAACGCCTTTCACGGTGATGGTCATACCACTGACCGACACTGTGGCTTTTGTTTTATCCGCTGACACCGCACGGAAGCTCTTGTCAGTTGCGCCCTCCGGCTGGAATGCCACGGTCAGCGTGGTGCCCTGCCCTTTCACCACCGAGGAGCTGGCAGGCGTCACGGTCATACCGGTTGCCGCCGTCACCGTACTGCGATCTTCTGCCATTGACGGACGGCCCACATTGGTGACCTTCACCGTACGGGTGATCACTTCCTTCGCCGTCACCGCCTTACCGATACTGCTGACCCAGCCACGGAACACATCGACCGTGCCGTTCGGGAAGCGGATTTTATAGGCACGGGTATCACCTTCATTAAACCACGCCAGCAGCGCCTGCTGCCCCTGCTCTCCGGGCATCCACGCCAGCGTGAAGCTGGTATCTCCGGCGGATTTCTGCCCCTGCCCGGTCGCGGTCCAGTCCGCATCTTCATCATCGAGATAACTGTCGTCATAGGACTCAGCGGTCAGTTCGCCGGGCGTCAGGTCTTTAACTTTTGCCAGACGCGACCAGTCAACGTCTGAAAGCGGGTTCGCATAAGGGTCGCCGCTCCCGTTATAAACCCACAGGGTGGTTCCGGCACCTTTCACCGGTATTGCTGGATTTGGTACAGGCATATCGTCCTCACATTTCATAGGTAATGACATAAGTCAGATCGGCAGAACTCCACAGGCCCGCATCATCGTCGCGCCGGTAGTCATAGCCACTGGCCACCATACTGGTGATCAAATCTGACAGTGCCGGGATATCGCTCATCACCGGATAAATCCGGGACTCCATCCACGAATCCAGCTCTGAATCCGGCACCTGAGCAGGCAGGAAAACTTCGATATGCAGCTCCGCCTGCCAGGTATCGCTGTCCAGCTCTTCGCCCGTGTATTCAGCGCCGGTGAGATAAACGGCAACTGCCGGAAAATCTTCCTCATCAAAAACAGCGGGGCGACCATCAAAAAACGTCGCCCCGGTGTCATGCTTCTCCAGTGCATCCAGTACGGCTGCACGGAGTTCAGTATGTTTCATCGTTTTATTACCATCCTCAGTTGATGATGCAGCGCATAGCCCAGCTCTTTCGGAAGACGCTCACGCCGTATCCTCTCAATATTCTGTTTAAACGCCGTGGTCAGCGGCACCGCCATCGGGATTTTCACCACATCAATGGGGTAACGGTTTTTCCCGGCCACACGCTGCATGACATGCCAGCGGCCATTTTTCAGTTGCTGAATAAACGCGCAGGGAATACGACGGTTTCCCACCACAAGCACGCTGCCGCCACCTTTCAGGGCTGAACGCTGCCCCTTTTTACGACGCCTGCGTCGGGACAGGACAATCCGCGCGTTACCCAGCTTTATTACGGGCAAATCCCCCCGGTTAACCTTGATTCTGGCCTGCGGATTTTTGACCGTGGCCCTTTTCAGCCTGGCCCTTTCCTTTACCAGTTTCCGGCGTACCTTTGTCTCACGGGCAACCTGTGACGCCGACTGCGATATCGCGGATGAAGCAACGCGGTTAATGGCCATTGCGGCGGCACCGGGCACCGCCGTTCTGCTGATACGGCTGAGGTTTTCAACGGCCTGCTCAAGACCTTTTATGGCCATACATCCCCCTTTCAGCGGCGACGGTTAACGGCAGGCGGTACGCCCCGCCCAAGCCAGAGATGACAGCTTCCGCCATCATCCGGCGAAATCCGGTCTATCCAGAAGTTTTCCTCACCGATGGTCAGCGTGTCGCCGCGCCGCAGCTGCCGCACATCATCAGTCCGGACAAACAGGGACGGGCTGGAGCCTTCAACGCGTACGCCCTGTCCGGCATAGCTGATATTTTCAGGGTCATCAAAAACACCACGTATTACTGCGCCGGACTGCTCACCGGATGTCATGGTGGCTGACGTTCCCATGTACCCGCGTATCGTTTCATCGGCGCGGGCAATGGCAGCATCGAACAGGTTATCGAAATCAGCCACAGCGCCTCCCGTTATTGCATTCTGGCCAGGCCACGTTCTGTCATTTCGGCTGCCACACCGGCAGAGACACGAAACGCCGTTCCCGGCAGCACAAATGCCACAGGTTCATCCCGCGTGGCGTGAAGTGCATCGGTATGCAGCGTCACCAGTGCCACAACCGTGACCAGAGCAGCCGTATCAGTCACGGTATCCGTCTGTGCTGATACCACCTCATTTTCATGTCCGGTCAGCGCATTTTCCGGTCTGAGAGGGGTATCCTGACCGGCAGCGTCATCCGTGTCATCAAGCTCCTCTTCCAGCTCTGCCACACGGAGCGCCAGTTCTTCTTTCGTCCCCGTCAGGCTGACATCACGGTTCAGTTGCTCACCCAGCGACCGGAGACGGACAATCAGTTCATCTTTCGTCATGGACTCCTCCACAGAGAGAAAATGGCCCCGAAGGGCCACGATTACGCCAGTTGTACGGACACGAACTCATCAGGGTCAGCCAGCAGCATCAGCGGTGCTGACTGAATCATGGTGAACTCACGCGCCGGATCGCCGGTGGTCACCCAGTTTTTCGGGTAACGGGCAGAGGCGTTAATGCCTTCGCGCTGTGCGTCCGCATCCTGAATGCAGCCATAGGTGCGCAGACCGCGTGCCTGAGTGTTCCCCAGTACCATCGTGTTGTCCGGCAGGAAGTTCTTTTTGACGCCGTTTTCCACGTACTGTCCGGAATACACGACGATGGCCACATCGCCATACATCCCCTTATAGGACACCGCTTTACCCAGGTCTTTCACCGCTGTCTCCAGCTCGGAATGAGAGCCGCGACGGGTATCCAGCTTCTCCTTGACGGCTTTGAAGGAACGGAACAGCGCCCAGCCTTTCGGATCAAACACGATGATATTCACCACGCCGCTGGCGTTCAGCGCGTAGGCTTCGATATCGTCGGTCGGGTCATACGTGGACTTGTCACGCTTGCTCCACTCCGTGCCGCCGGACTGCGTGATGTTGTTCGCCGCACTGCGGCCCATATCCACCTCAACCGGATCGAAGGCTTCACCGGTCATGGTGTATTTGCCCTTGAGCACGGCAGAAACTGCCTGCATCTCTTCGACCTGAGCAATGGCCAGCTCTTCGTCACGCATGTTCTGCAGGATGATGCGACGGCGGCGGTAAGCCGGGTCCGCCAGATTCTGCGGATCTTCATCCGGCAGGCGACGCAGGGTCATCTGCGGATTCACTTCATGCTTGGGTTTGACATATCCCGGCGTAAATTCAGAGGTGGAGCCGCCACGGGAACGGATAACCTCACCGGAAACAATCGGCGAAACGTACAGCGCCATGTTTACCAGTCCCGGAATTTGTGAGAGATAGACTTTCTCCGTAGTGAAGGGATAGCTCTCACGGAAAAAGAGACGCAGAAACAGCGGATCAAACTTAAATTTCTGCTCATTTGCCGCCAGCAGCTGGGCGGTTGTGTACATCGACATAAAAAAATCCCGTAAAAAAAGCCGCACAGGCGGCCTTTAGTGATGAAGGGTAAAGTTAAACGATGCTGATTGCCGTTCCGGCAAACGCGGTCCGTTTTTTCGTCTCGTCGCTGGCAGCCTCCGGCCAGAGCACATCCTCATAACGGAACGTGCCGGACTTGTAGAACGTCAGCGTGGTGCTGGTCTGGTCAGCATCAACCGCCAGAATGCCAACGGCAGCACCGTCGGTGGTGCCATCCCACGCAACCAGCTTACGGGTGGAGGTATCCAGCATCAGCGGGGTCATTGCAGGCGCTTTCGCACTCAATCCGCCGGGCGCGGTTGCCGTATGTGCCGGGTCACTGTTGCCCAGCGGCTGGTAATGGGTAAAGGTTTCTTTGCTCGTCATAAACATCCCTTACACTGGTGTGTTCAGCAAATCGTTAACGGCATCAGATGCCGGGTTACCTGCAGCCAGCGGTGCCGGTGCCCCCTGCATCAGACGATCCAGCGCAGTGTCACTGCGCGCCTGTGCACTCTGTGGTGCAGCTGCCAGAATGCGGCGGGCCGTTTCCACGGTCATACCGGGGGTTTCGGCTAGCACGCGTGCCTGTTCTTCGCGTCCGTGAGTCTCCTCACAGTTGAGGATCCCCATAATGCGACTGTTTTCTGCCGCAACCGCTGCGGTGATCTGCGCGTTCACGTCCGGCTGCGCAGCGCTGGCGTTCTCGCCATCCGTCGCTTGCACTACGCCAGTAACGTCAGCCTGCGAAGCAGTGGCTGAAACAGTTGTTGATTGAGTCTCTTTGGTCATTCGCCCTCCTGAGAGACGGGATTTACGTGCATCCAGTGCATCACGCATGACGGTGATCGCATCGGTACTGTTAACAAGTTCATCAGCCAGTCCGGCATCAATGGCCTCCTGACCGCTGTACACTGCAGCCTCGGTATCCAGCACAGCCTGCACGGACAGGCCGGTATATGCCGACACCTTCTGTGCAAACATCCGGCGGGTTGCATCCATCCGGGACTGCAGTGTTTCCCGGACATCATCCGGTAGATGGCTGTAGGGGTTGCCATCCACCTTATGGCTGCCGCTGTAAATCAGCGTGATTTCCACGCCCTGTTTCTCCAGCGCAGCACCGTAATTACTGTGAGCCATCATGACGCCGATGGAGCCTGTCCGGGCGGTCTGCGTGACCAGACGTCGGGAGGCGGCGCTGGCAAGCAACTGACCTGCACTGCAGTTCATGTCGTTGGCCAGCGCCCATACCGGCTTTATGTCACGCACACGGGCGATGATGTCAGCGCAGTCAAATGCCCCTGCCACCATCCCGCCTGGCGTATCCATATCGAGCAGAATGCCGTCCACCATCGGGTCGCTGGCAGCCTGTTGCAGACGGGCGATAATGCCGTTGTAACCGGTCATCCCCGAATACGGCTGCAGCGCTCGCGTCCGACTGACCAGCGTGCCGGACACCGGCAGCACGGCGATGCCGTTCATGACCTGATAACTGCGGGCCTGTCGTGGTCCGTCATCATCAACGGATAACGCCAGCGCCGCGGGTGCCTCTCCGGCAGTCAGGCTGTCGCCGGATACCGCATCCGTCAGGCGGCTGATCCCAAGCTGGCCTGCAAGCGCACAAAAGAAAACCCGCGCATAGGCGGGTTCAAGCATCAGCGGCTCATTAAAGGCCATACTGGCAATATGCGGGAGATTACGCAGCTCTGCTGTCACTCTTCTCCTCCTCTGTTGATTGTCGCAGCCCGGATTCAAATGCCGCAGCCGCCCAGGTGGGCGGTTTAAGACCGGCTGCACGGCGCTCCATCGTTTCACGGACCTGCTGGGCAAAAATTTCCTGATAGTCGTCACCGCGTTTTGCGCACTCTTTCTCGTAGGTACTCAGTCCGGCTTCTATCAGCATCACCGCTTCCTGTACTTCTTTCAGACCATCGATGGCCATACGACCGGAGCCTATCCAGTCGCAGTTCCCCCAGGCACTTCGGGCTTCCTGAAAACTGAAGCGCGCTTTTGAAGGTAACGTCACCACGCGGCGAGCGATGGCCTCTTCCAGCCAGCACAGAAACATCTGGCTCGCCTGACGGGATGCGACGAATTTTCGCCGCCCCATAAAGTACGCCCACGACTCGTTCGCACTGGCCCGTGCCGTGGAGTAGCTCATCTGGGCGTAATTCCGGGAAAGCTGCTCATACGAGACACCCAGCCCGGCAGCGATATACCGCAACAGTGACTGCTCAAACACGGAGTAGCCGTTATCCGTGTCCTGAGCCGTCTGCAGGTTCAGTGAGTCCCCCGGCATCAGGTGCGGCACTTTTGCGCCTCCCAGCCGGACCGGTGCTGCGGCGTAATACGCGGCAATTTCACCAATCCAGCCGGTCAGCCTTTCCCGCTGCTCCTGACTGTTCGCGCCCAGAATAAAATCCATCGCTGACTGCGTATCCAGCTCACTCTCAATGGTGGCGGCATACATCGCCTTCACAATGGCGCTCTGCAGCTGCGTGTTCTGCAGCGTGTCGAGCATCTTCATCTGCTCCATCACGCTGTAAAACACATTTGCACCGCGGGTCTGCCCGTCCTCCACGGGTTCAAAAACGTGAATGAACGAGGCGCGCCCGCCGGGTAACTCACGGGGTATCCATGTCCATTTCTGCGGCATCCAGCCAGGATAGCCGTCCTCGCTGACGTAATATCCCAGCGCCGCACCGCTGTCATTAATCTGCACACCGGCACGGCAGTTCCGGCTGTCGCCGGTATTGTTCGGGTTGCTGATGCGCTTCGGGCTGACCATCCGGAACTGTGTCCGGAACAGTCGCGAGGGACTGGTATCCCAGGTGGCCTGAACGAACAGTTCACCGTTAAAGGCGTGCATGGCCACACCTTCCCGAATCATCATGGTAAACGTGCGTTTTCGCTCAACGTCAATGCAGCAACAGTCATCTTCGGCAAACTCTTTCCATGCCGCTTCAACCTCGCGGGAAAAGGCACGGGCTTCTTCCTCCCCGATGCCCAGATAGCGCCAGCTTGGGCGATGACTGAGCCGGAAAAAAGACCCGACGATATGATCCTGATGCAGCTGGATGGCGTTGGCGGCATAGCCGTTATTGCGTACCAGATCGTCTGCGCGGGCATTGCCACGGGTAAAGTTGGGCAGCAGGGCTGCATCCACACTTTCACTCGGTGGGTTCCACGCCCGCAACTGCCCACCAAATCCGCTGCCACCGCCGTGATAACCGGCATATTCACGCAGCGATGTCATGCCGTCCGGCCCCAGAAGGGTGGGAATGGTGGACGTTTTCATACATAAAATCCTGCAGGTCCCCTGCGTCGCTGTGTCATGCCGGTCTGCACTTCCAGCTCCGCAATGTATTTTTTCAGGTCAGACACGGAAGTGGCCGTAAACTCCGCTCTCCGTCCGTCTTTCTGTACCGTTGCCACCCGTTTTCCTGTCATCAGGTCATGCAGTGCCGCACGGGCAGCGGCAAGTTCTTCCTGTCGCGTCATTCATCCTCTCCGGATAAGGCACGGGCGTAATCTGCCAGTGTTTTCTTGTTGGTTGCTGCACCATCCTCTTCCTGCAGGCTCGCCAGCAGTGCACTGAGATCCAGCTGCCAGCGGGAAATACTGATGCGCAGCGCCGCCAGCGCATAAACGAAGCAGTCGAGCGCCTCATTGCGTCGCTTTTTGCTGTCCCACAGTATTTTTTTCCTGCCATCCACCCATTTTTCGACCTGCTCTTCAGCAGTCAGCTGCTACGCTTCGGTCAGATCAAAAATATTAGGGTTATTCGGGAAGTGAACGGCACCGGGAAGCGGTTCATCCCCTTCCGGCGTCAGTGTGAAGCGGTTATAAATCTGCTCTTTCGCGGTATCCGTACCGATTTCGGTAAGGTAAACCCCGTTTTTGTTTCGCTTACGTGGCATGCTGGCCACCGGCTTTCCGTAGACGGATGCCCCTTTAATGGGGATCACCCGGAACAGCCCATGTTTTTTCGAGCGTTCATACACAATGGTCGGGTCAATCCCGCCAATATCCCAGCAGATACGGGATATCGACATTTCTGCACCATTCCGGCGGGTATAGGTTTTATTGATGGCCTCATCCACACGCAGCAGCGTCTGTTCATCGTCGTGGCGGCCCATAATAATCTGCCGGTCAATCAGCCAGCTTTCCTCACCCGGCCCCCATCCCCATACGCGCATTTCGTAGCGGTCCAGTTGGGAGTCGATACCGGCGGTCAGGTAAGCCACACGGTCAGGAACGGGCGCTGAATAATGCTCTTTCCGCTCTGCCATCACTTCAGCATCCGGACGTTCGCCGATTTTCGCTTCCCACGTCTCACCGAGCGTGGTGTTCACGAAGGTTTTACGTTTTCCCGTATCCCCTTTCGTTTTCATCCAGTCTTTGACAATCTGCACCCAGGTGGTGAACGGGCTGTACGCTGTCCAGATGTGAAAGGTCACACTGTCCGGCGGCTCAATCTCTTCACCGGATGACGAAAACCAGAGAATGCCATCACGGGTCCAGATCCCGGTCTTTTCGCAGATATAACGGGCATCAGTAAAGTCCAGCTCCTGCTGACGGATGACGCAGGCATTATGCTCGCAGAGATAAAACACGCTGGAGGGATCATCCGGCGTCCATTTGAGGCCAAACAGCGTCTCTTTATCACCAAATTTAAGGTACTGCTCCTCCCCGCAGTGCGGGCAGGCAACATGAAAACGCATAAAATGCAGGGATTCACTGGCTGCACGCTCAATCTGACAGGTGCCTCTCACTTTGGGCGTGGAGCCACGGATGGACTTTGGCCAGACCGAGCCTTCAATACGCTTGTCACCCAGGAACGTCGGAGAGCCTTCCTGTTCAATATCATCATCAAAAGCAGCAAGTTCATCATAACCCGCCACATCCACCGACTTTTCACGGTAGTTTTTTGCCGCTTTACCGCCCAGGCACCAGAAGCCACGACCATTGGTGAAACGCTTCATGGTGAGCGTGTTATCCCGGTGCTTTTTGCCATACCACGGGGCCAGCGCCAGCAGCGAAGGAATATCACGGATGGCCGGCTCAACGTGAGTTTTCATAAAGTTCTCGGCATCACCATCCGTCGGCAACCAGATAAGTGTGTTGCGCTGCTTATGCTCTATGAAGTAGGCATAAACACCCAACAGCATTTTGGAATAACCAACACGGGCAGACTTCACCACATTCACCTCGCGGATGTAGTCGCTGCCCATCGCATTCATGATGGCCCGCTGAAAGGGCAGTGTTTCCCAGCGCCCTTCCTGGTATGCGGATTCTTTCGGGAGATAGTAATTGGCATCCGCCCATTCAACGGCGGTCTGTGGCTCCGGCCTGAACAGGGCTCGCAGCCCGGCGCGTACATCACGCCGCAGAATATCAATCTGACTGTTCGATATATTCACTCAGCAACCCCGGTATCAGTTCATCCAGCGCGGCTGCTTTGTTCATGGCTTTGATGATATCCCGTTTCAGGAAATCAACATGTCGGTTTTCCAGTTCCGGAAAACGCCGCTGTACCGAGAGAGGGATCCCGTCAAGAATACTGGCAATTTCACCTGCGATCCGTGACAGCACGAAAGTACAGAATGCGGTTTCCACCACTTCTGCGGAGTCTCTGGCATTCTTCAGCTCCTGGGCGTCAGCCTGCGCACGCGTAAGTCGATGGCGTTCGTACTCAATAGTCCCAGGCTGGAGATCTGCCTCGCTGGCAGCCCTGTAATCCTCAACCTCTTTACGGAGTTTTTCATTTTCGATATCAGCTTCCCTCTGCGCATACCACTGAATTGCCATGGCGGTATCAAATACAGATTCAACGCCCTTACCACCTCCGGAGACGCAAGGGAGTCCCTGAGACTGCCAGCGTTCAATCGTTCGCGGATCCACGTTGAAAATTTCGGCAAGTTTCTTTTTATTAACCTTCATGAAACAGTCTCACAATAAATACAGGGTCCGACATGAAAGTGCCCGAAAATGACTTTTTTAGGCGTTTTCATGTCGGACCTTTACGGATTCGATATTAGAAAAAACAAATAGTTATGTTCGAGAAGTACCGACATGATTTTCCCCGGAAAATTTTCATAAATAGCGAAAACCCGCGAGGTCGCCGCCCCGTAACCTCTTGGATCGACGGAAAGGACCCGAAAACGAGAATAATTATCACTTACAGCAAGAATCGAATCTGATCTATTATGGTGCTTGCTATTACGTGCCGGCACAAGTGCGTCGTTTACCGTCATTTCACACAGAGGCATCATCAAATGAAAATCAGAAATATTCTCGCTATCTCCCTTGCGACATCATCCTTCAGTTGCCTGGCATTTAAATCCTCGCCCAATGTGCTACCAGGACCAACGAATCAACTAACTGCGGTAGAAAGTAAAATTATCGGACATTTTTATGCCCCACACAGTACATTACCCGGAACAACCATCACAGGGACATGTGACGCCTCCCCCGTCCCGGGATGCACCTGTCCGTTTTGTACTATGCTGCGTAGCCAAAACCGATAACATCCGCATTTACCTGGTATTCCATGATGAGTTCACGCAGCGACTGATAGAGGAAGGAAAGATGGTTAGTAAAAGCAAGGCGCATTGCCGCCGCATGCTGCAGGCATTGCAACAGACGAGAGCAGGTATTTTTGACCAGTTGGAAAACTGCCAGCATACTTTGCCCGAGTATATCGCCATCTCATCGGAAACCAGTGCAACTCTTATTCATCGGGTTCCACCAGAGAAAAAGAAGAAATGAACAGTGAGGCGTTGTGTGGCATACAACGCCTTCTTCCATCATTCCTCGTCAGCCATGACAAAAATATAACCGCTGGCTCTTTCATTTTTCTCCTGCTTCCAGCCCCTCTCTACCTGGAAGCATCAAGGACGTGACGGCGTAAAGATAAATTGTCTCTTCACTCCCTGACAGGGGCGATTCTTTTCAAATCGCCATTTCGCCATGGCCTTCACCACTTCATCACGAAACAAATTATGAGGCTCTGAGCGGAGAAAAACGATCCGTGTCACAGTCCCATCAGCACCAATATCGAACTTAACCTCAACCAGCCCCTTGATATAATTTGCTGCAGCATATTCCGGATATCGTGGATACACCGTCACTAATTGCCGGGGCTCATCAGCTTTTTGCTGCGAGCATCCCACTGCCAGGACAGATAACAGAAAAAGTAGTAAAAGGCGTCTTTTCATTTTTATTCCTACGGGTCTTATTCTGACAATATATCCTGTGTTCCAGACTGCCACATCACCACATCCTGTGCCATTATCTGACTCACATTACATACATCGCATCGGGATACAGTAGTAGCACTTTCTGTAATACAGCTTCCTGTTTCTTCCACCATCGCACCGGGATAAACCCGCGAATCATTAACGCGGTAAAAACCCGGTGTGCATCGTTTTTAATTATTCCCGCACACTCACGCAGAAGGAATTCCCCCGTCGGGCTACGGTCATGGTTAATGCGGGAATACGGCGACGATACAGCGCAGCTAAAAGGGTAATGGACGGATAGACCGGTTTATTTCATTCCACAGGATTCTGAGTGTCCCCAACTTCCTCCAATAGTCTGAGCCCACCTGTGTAGTTTTAATTTTCATCAATCCATTTAACTATCGTTTAATTGTTGTCACATAGGATTCTGCCGTTTTTAACAATGCAGGATAATAAGATGAAAAAAATGTTGTTTTCTGCCGCTCTGGCAATGCTTATTACAGGATGTGCTCAACAGACGTTTACTGTTGGAAACAAACCTACAGCAGTAACACCAAAGGAAACCATCACCCATCATTTCTTCGTTTCGGGAATTGGGCAGAAGAAAACTGTCGATGCAGCAAAAATTTGTGGTGGTGCAGAAAATGTTGTTAAAACAGAAACCCAGCAAACATTCGTAAATGGATTGCTCGGTTTTATTACTTTAGGCATTTATACTCCGCTGGAAGCGCGTGTGTATTGCTCACAATAATTGCATGAGTTGCCCATCGATATGGGCAGCTCTATCTGCACTGCTCATTAATATACTTCTGGGTTCCTTCCAGTTGTTTTTGCATAGTGATCAGCCTCTCTCTGAGGGTGAAATAATCCCGTTCAGCGGTGTCTGCCAGTCGGGGGGAGGCTGCATTATCCACGCCGGAGGCGGTGGTGGCTTCACGCACTGACTGACAGACTGCTTTGATGTGCAACCGACGACGACCAGCGGCAACATCATCACGTAGAGCATCATTTTCAGCTTTCGCATCAGCTAACTCCTTCGTGTATTTTGCATCGAGCGCAGCAACATCACGCTGACGCATCTGCATGTCAGTAATTGCCGCGTTCGCCAGCTTCAGTTCTCTGGCATTTTTGTCGCGCTGGGCTTTGTAGGTAATGGCGTTATCACGATAATGATTAACAGCCCATGACATGCAGACGATGATGCAGATGAGCAGAGCGGAGATAATCGCGGCTACTCTTCTCACTGATCTATCCCCCAACAGGCTAAATGCGCTTTCCTGGTCACGACGAATAACCTGTCCGTAGCAGTTATTTGAACGTGTGCGGCAATCACGCCCACCGTCCTTAATCCACCAGCGAATCGACTCACAGGCACCTTTACGATCACCGGCATTAAGCCGCTTATAAAACGTCGACGGGAAACACTTACCGGGGCCAATGTTATAGGGACAAAATGACGCGATACCTGCTTTTTGTGGCTCGGTCAGTGGAACTTTTATATTACGCTCCACCCATGCCAGCGCCTTATCCCGCTCAATGGCGTTAACCTGGGCGCATTTTTCCTTCGACAGTTTCATGCCCGGAATAACAGGTTTACCCTCCACCACAGTGGCACCCCGGCAAATGGTCCATATGCCGGAACCATCGCGGTATGCCGTTGTGTGGTTACCCTCTTTTTCGTCCAGAAACTGGTCAAGTATCTGAGGAGCAGACGCGCCTGCGGCAATCAGCGCCAGAACAGCAGCCGACAGGCCGTATCTGATTTTTACGTTCATGGATATTTATCAGGATTTATCGGTTTCTGAACCCTGGATATGTTAAGCATTCAGCCCGTCAGTGGTAGGACACTGGCGCTCTGGTTAAGGATTATGGGGGATGCTGGCTGAGCTACCCCATCTGAGGATTTGATATGCAAAAAGAAGTTTTTATCAATATTACAGCTGACTGCTCATCTCCTGCATCAACAGCAAAAGAAATTGAAGCTCTTAAATATATGATTACAGTAATATTTTCCGTATTGGACCAGAATGAAAAAAATGGAATCATTCATCAATTAAATGAACATGTAAATAATCCATATATCAAAAGCAATCTGGAAATGCTGCTACCAATGAAAGATATTGGAAAACCAACTGAAACAAAAGGCTAACAACCAGTAATTGAGTTATCTGAACTGTTAATTTTTATGGTATACCGCGCCTCTGAACAGGGGCGCGTTTCTGGCAACAGCTCGTCCCCTTCACATAACCCGGCAGCAACATCCAGGAAGACCTGTCTGATGCTCCTTCTGGCTGCAGCCTCATAAAACTCCAGCGCGGCACCTTCAACACGGTCCAGCGAGATGTCCAGGTCAAAAATTTCACCGTCAAAGCGTTTTTTGTCCCGTAATGCTAAAGTTACCGTAACTTTATTCTCAAAATTGCGGATTCCTTTCACAATCATTTCATAGTATTGGGCCATTATATTACTCTCCTCTCGCAGCCTTTCTTCTGTCTTCTCTGATTTTGAAGTACAGATTTGTCAGATAAGTCAAAAAGCCCAGAACTAGACTTCCCAGCACACCAATTGCAGCCCACTGTGACGGACTGACCTGATCCAACCACTGTAAAAACCAGTATCCCGCACTACCAGCGGATGTTCCGTAGGCAATGCCAGTTGAGATTTTGTCCATTGATTTCATAGCAACGCCTCCGCCAGTAACGGATTGCGTAGTTCTTATATTGGGAATGGGAAAAAGAAGGCCGCAGCATAACTATCACTGATTAGTTCAGGATAGCCAGTGACTACGGCTAAGTTATGGTGCTGGTTAACGGACTTGAACCGCCACCCATTCGCTTACAAGGCGACTGCTCTACCATTGGAGCTAAACCAGCATGTTTGGCGGGACAGCGTGGACTCGAACCACGATAAGAAGGTTAACAGCCTTCCGTAATGACCTTTATACGACTGACCCAAATAAAAAAAGCCACCGTTACAACTTAAGAGTCACTAACGGCAACTTACCTGCTAATTATGGCTAAATGGCTAATTGCATGTCAAGGCTTTTAACAGCAATATGCTTAACTTTCTCAACACGTTTACGCATTTTGAAAGCATTTTGCATTGGTTGGTACAAAACAAATAACGACGCTTTCAGGATGTCGTCAATTTCGTTTCTACAGGTTGCCAGTGAAGGTTTTCTCCATCCCTCGCCACCACGCCCACACATCTTGCGCGGCTTTGCAGTCGCGTGATAGTAGGATGCAATTGCTCGCTTAGATGAACCATGAGCGTAGTAGCTAAGGAGGATGCCAAAGGCTTTCTTGTCAATGCACATGACGGAATCGACGACCTGAGAAATCAACATTCCATCATCATCATTGCACATTGGCCTTGTCATAACTCTTCCCGGCTCTACGCTCTCCATGAACTTCGCTATTACGCTGCTCATGCGCTTTTCCAAACGACCTGAATAAACCCATGCGCCCCACAGTTCAAGCCAGCCATTCAGCCACTCGTGCTGCTCTTTGGTGAGGTTTAGCTCTCTTATACCCATGCGACTTCTCCCTGTACCTGAATCAATGTGAGGTTTCCGCAGAACACTGCGCCGGTATCGATATACATCTGGTTGGCAAATTTGAGTGGTTTCACTGCTGGCGTATGACCAAAGATGAACGTGTCCGCGCCTTTGATTTCTTTCACGATCCCGTCTTGTGAGTTGCCGATTCGTTCGCGGTTCCAGATTACCTGCTGAGGATCAACTGGCTTTCCAAATTCGTATTCGTTACAAGGATAATCGGCGTGGCAAATGACATATTTTTTATCTTTGCTCACCAGTTCGATGATTAACGGAAGTTCTTCTGCTTTATGGGCAAGAACTTTAGCCAGAGTCTCTTTGTCGTAATCGAGATTAAAGAACCAGCCACCGCCATTAAGCAGCCAGTGATTAACGTTTCCACGCTCTGATAAGCCATCAATCATCATTTGCTCATGGTTTCCACGTACAGCTCTGAACCAGGGGAATGTGATTAATTCCAGACATTCGACGTTCTCTGTACCGCGATCAACCAAATCGCCAACCGAGATGAGCAGGTCTTTTTTGTTGTCGAATCCAATCGTATCCAGTTTGTTCATCAGGTTCGTGTAGCATCCGTGCAGGTCGCCAGCTACCCAAATATTTCGGTATTTGCTGCCATCAATTCTTTCGTAGATATTCATGCAGCCTCACTTCTGCTGTTTCGCAGGTCTTTGAGTTTCTGTTGGTACTCTGCCTTGATCGCCTTGCACTCTTCGACAGTCCAGCGATGGCGGTTATGGTTTGATTCGATTTCGTCTACTGCTTCCTGCCCGATGCGGCTAATCAGTTCGACGCGATACGGAACGAGATTTCCGCTTTTGTGCTGGTTGCACACCACGCATTGCTTGTGAATATTGCGTTCATCAAATCGGAGTTGAGGTGCCGCAGCAGTTGTCCGGTAATGTCCGGCATCCCACTGAGCAGACGTGAGCGTTCCGCACGAGATACATGGTAAGTCGCGGTCTCTTTCTCTGATGAAGGCGTTTACGGCTTGTTGGGCTTGTTTAATCCAGTAACTGCGGGGCTTTAAGGCGAGTTTTCGAATCTTAAGTTTATCTTTCTGTTTCTGCTCCTCTCGTCGTCGTTTCTTCTCTGCTGCTTTTTCCGCTTTTTCGCGTTCTTTACTTCGTCGTTCGAGTGCTATCTTGGTTCCACACTCTGGAGAGCACCACCACTGATTAGCGAATGCAGGGTGAAACCATTCCCGACATTCATCGTTTTTACATCGTCTTCGCGCTGGTTTAGCCATCATCTTCTTCCTCGTGCATCGAGCTATTCGAATCGCTCATCAGCTCTGCACAGCAGTGCTCACACACGTGAACTTCCAGCACATGCAGCTTCTGACCGCAATTAGCGCACGTTAAAGCCCGCTCGACGCTTTCTTGTTCGTAACTTCGATTTGGGTCAATCACCTTGTATTCCTCGCACGATGTCTTAGCCACCGGATATCCCACAGGTGAGCCGTGTAGTTGAAGGTTTTTACGTCAGATTCTTTTGGGATTGGCTTGCGTTTATTTCTGGAGCGTTTCGTTGGAAGGTATTTGCAGTTTTCGCAGATGATGTCGGTGAAACTTCGTCGTTGTCGCCTCATGCCGCCCTCCTGACGCCCTGCCCGATCGCCATCAATGCCGCTTTGGATACGATAGTAAACATCCGTCGAGGACTGATGAACGGTCGCCAAATCAGCAGCATGGAGCCTTTGCTGTTTCCCTTCTTTTCCAGCCCTGTCGATGGTTCGATAAAATTAATCCGTCCATCAGTGATAATACGAACTTCGTCAACACTCTCCAGAGCCTTGCTGAACCATCCGACAGACATATCCTCTGGCACAAGCATCACTACCGTCTGTCGCTGTTGTATGCACTGCTCAGCGGCTTTTTCCACCCACGGCCTGATATTGCTGTACGGTGGGTTATTCCAGATTGCACCGTGGCTTACCCACTCAGAATTGAGCGCGTCGTCGTCCTCAGTTAGCCAGTGAGCGCACAGAGCATTTTTGTCGCTCGCTGCCGAATCCAGCCAGAATCCAAACTCAATATCCAGTGCATCAAAAAGCCAAAGCGGCGTTTGCCAGCAGTCCTTGTCGTGTGCTGGAGTATTTGATTTGATAGTCATGCAGCCCGATCTCCCCATCGCGCTTTCCATTCGAGAGCTAGTCGCGCTTCGTCTGACCACTTAACGCCACGCTCTGTACCGAATGCCTGTATAAGCTCTAATAGCTCCGCAAATTCGCTTACACGCATCCTGCTGGTTGACTGGCCTATTACCACAAAGCCATTCCCGGCAAGGTTAGGAACAACGTCCTGCTGCTTTAATGCTGCTGTAAAAACGCACTTCCAGCTTTCTGCATCCAGCCAGCGACCATGCCATTCAACCTGACGAGAGACGTCACCAAGGCAAGCCCAAAGCTTTCGATTCTGGTCTAAGCTGCGGTTGCGTTCCTGAATGGTTACTACGATTGGTTTGGTTGGGTCTGGAAGGATTTGCTGGATAGCTTGAATGGCGTTCTGCTGATGTGCTGGAGATCGAATTTCAAAGGTTAGTTTTTTCATGACTTCCCTCTCCCCCAAATAAAAAGGCCTGCGATTACCAGCAGGCCTGTTATTAGCTCAGTGATGTAGATGGTCATCTTTTAACTCCATATACCGCCAATACCCGTTTCATCGCGGCACTCTGGCGACACTCCTTAAAAATCAGGTTCGTGCTCATCTTTCCTTCCCGTTCTTCCCTGGTAGCAAACCGGTAATACACCGTTCGCCAGACCTTACCTTCGATAACCAGAAGACCTGCCCGTGCCATTTTAGCCGCGGCCTGATTTATGCTGGTTACTGTTGCGCCTGTTAGCGCGGCAACGTCCGGCGCACAGAAGCTATTATGCGTCCCCAAGTAATGAATAATTGCCTCTTTGCCCGTCATACACTTGCTCCTTTCAGTCCGAACTTAGCTTTGAGTTCTGCGATCTTCGCCAGAGCCTGTGCACGATTTAGAGGTCTACCGCCCATGACAGGAAGTTGTTTTACTGGTTCAGGGATCGCCTCACCACGGTTAATTCTCGCAGTCATATGGACAAGCTCATCTGCGGCCTTACGGCGTAATTCCGCATCAGTAAGCGCATTGGCCCGCATGTTCTGATACAGGTTGGTAACCAGCCAGTAGTGCGCGTTCGATTTCCACGGATAAGACTCTGCATCCGGATACAGGCCTCGCTTCCGGCAATACTCGTAAACCATATCAACCAGCTCGCTGACGTTTGGCAGTCCGGCGATAACGGATGCTTCTTCTCGGCACCATGCAACAAACTGCCCGGGTGATGGCAGAAATGGTCGATTCTGCCGACGGGCTACGCGCATTCCTGCGTTAACCTGTTCCATTGTGGTGATCCCGTTTTCCCGGAAAGCCAGAACCCACTGGCGGCGGATTTCGTTCAGTTCGTTCTGGTCACGGTTAGCCAGACTCGCCGGGAAAGTTGCCAGTAACTGGCTGAACACACCGTTGATGATCTGCGCAACCTGCTGTACCTGCGGCTTTTCGTCGTACTGTTCCGGCATGTTGTTGGCGATCCGACGCATCTGCTCACGGTCAAAGTTAACCATCTGTGCGGCGATGTTTTTCATAGATCCACCCCGTAAATCCAGTCTGTGTTTGTCAGGTCCAGTTTTGGTTTGCTGGCTGTCACGACTGCCTGTTGCTTGTTACGGTTGATTTCGAGCTGGGTCCACTTGTCGCGGAGTTTGGCCGGGCTAAGCACGTTACCGGACCAGAAGTTGTCCTGGCATGCCCAGCGGAACAGCACGCACATGTCGCGGTGGTTACGTCCGTCACGTTCACGCATCAGGCGGATATCGTTAGCCCACCCAGCAAAATTCGGTTTTCTGGCTGATGGTGCGATAGTCTTCACCATGTCAAACATCCACTCTGCGGCGGTCAGGTCTTCTGCTGTTCCCCACTTGCTGCCGCTCTGAATTGCAGCATCCGGTTTAACCACAGAAAGATCGTTTTCTGGCTGGTCAGAGGATTCGCCAGAATTCTCTGACGAATAATCTTTTCTTTTTTCTTTTGTATTAGTGTCTTTTGTGTCCCCCTGTTTTGAGGGATAGCAATCCCCCAATTTGAGGGATGTTTTATCCCTCGTTTTAGGGGATTTTCCCTCGTTTTGAGGGATACACCATTCTGAGATGTTTTTATTTGGTCCAAACATGCCGCCTTGCTGCTTGATAATATTCATTCTGACGAGTTCTAACTTGGCTTCATTGCACCGTTTGACGGGTAACTTTGTAATCTCGCTAAGTTGAGAATCGGTGATTCTGTCCATTGGTTTATTCCACCCATAGGTTTTACGCAGAATGGCAAGCAGCACTTTAAACTGTCGCTTGGTCAGATCTGCGCCTGAATAAGCCTCAAGCAGCATATTTGATAGTCTGGCGTAACCATCATCGAGATCTGCCACATTACGCTCCTGTTTGGCAAAGTTACCTCTGCAGAAGTTGAGTATTTTTGCTGTATTTGTCATAATGACTCCTGTGGATTGATCCAGTAATGACCTCAGAATTCCATCTGGATTTGTTCAGAACGCTCGGTTGCCGCCGGGCGTTTTTTATTGGTGAGTCCATCAAGCGCATACTTAAAAGCCCTGCTAATCGGACTGATGTCTGATGCCATTCCGAAAGCACACAAGACCGAAGCAATAAATCTCCAGTCCGTTCTGCTTATCTTCGATTCATGACAGCCAATCATCTTTGCCAGACCGCGCTGGGTAATAGCTGACAGATTGATAAGTAAATCTGTTTCTGCGCGATCAACGTCACGCTGTGATAGTTTGCTGTAACTTGTTCTTTCCATCTCTTAAGATTTCCAATAGTGAATAGTTAGTTGAAAGGTATGCGTGGAAACGCATATGGCCTTAGTTGGTCAGATATCTTGGAACTCGCTTTTCAGCGACGTAGGACGAATGTCCGTTGTTACAAAGAGCGGATCCGCTTATTAAGCGGCTTTGTGTTCCGGCGGGAACACGTCATCAAGACTGACTTTTGCGCCTAACTTGTTTAGGCACGCAACAAGAGCACGGCATGTTTTAAGGTCTGGGAAGCGACGACCAGATTCCCAATGTCCGATAGCTCCCTGTGTGCATCCAACTGCCTTAGCAAGTGTTGTTTGAGAGATATTCAGTGACTCTCGATATTTTCGTAGGTTGCTCATATGCCCTCCATAGTAAACACGAATAAAAAATACAATATGTACTTTACGAATACAAGTAAAAATACACATTGTGCATGGATGGTTCCAGTACAAAGCGTAATAATAAGGACATGAAAATGAAATGGTATGAACTGGCTAGATCCAGAATGAAAGAGCTCGGCATAACTCAAGAGAAGTTAGCCGAAGAGCTAGGTATGACGCAGGGTGGGATTGGACACTGGTTGCGCGGATCTCGTCATCCATCTCTTAGTGATATTGGTGTGGTGTTTAAATACCTTGGTATTGATAACATATCATTCAACCACGACGGGACATTTTCACCTGTTGGCGAATACTCATCGGCCCCAGTTAAAAAACAATATGAGTACCCTGTTTTTTCTCATGTTCAGGCTGGGATGTTCTCTCCAGAACTCAGAACCTTTACCAAAGGCGATGCGGAGAGATTGGTAAGCACAACCAAAAAAGCCAGTGACTCTGCATTCTGGCTTGAGGTTGAAGGTAACTCAATGACCGCACCAACAGGTTCCAAACCCAGCTTTCCTGACGGGATGTTAATTCTGGTTGACCCTGAGCAAGCTGTTGAGCCCGGCGATTTCTGCATAGCCAGACTTGGTGGTGATGAATTTACCTTCAAGAAACTGATCAGGGATAGCGGTCAGGTGTTTCTACAGCCACTAAACCCACAATACCCAATGATCCCATGCAATGAGAGTTGTTCCGTTGTGGGGAAAGTTATCGCCAGCCAATGGCCTGAAGAGACGTTTGGGTGATGAAACCACTTTTATCTACAATTTACAGGGCGGTAAACATTGGCAAAAATAGATGATTATCAGCCAAGCCAAGTAGAAGTTGATAAAGTACTTTATTGTAAAAAAATAGTTAACTTTTCTGGCGTTAAATGGAAACAGAAACCAAGTCGCTCTGATATGTGGCTACAAGCTCATATCATCCCCTTGGATGAGGATTGTATACCTATACAAGGGCTAAAGTTTGAACTGAAATGGAAACCAGATCAGGATTCAGAACCTGATGACCCGATTTCTTACCCTAAAATAAATATTATTGCTTTCTATCATAACAAGAGGGTTTTCGCGGTAGATACCTATCACTTTGACAAACACACGAATAGTTACAAGGTCGATCATCCGAAGTACCAAGATATCATTTACGGTGCTCACTACCATGTATACTATGAAGAAGCTGGATACTATAGTGATAGAATAGCGTTTCCAATCGAAGATGACATAAACCCAGATGACCTGGTAGGGTATTGGAATTACTTCTGTAAACATCTGAACATAACTTACTCTGGGAGAATACCTTTACCGCTTGAAGATGAGTCGGGGCAAATGGGGTTTGGAATATGATGTGCTCAACAGTGATCTCACAACTAGGTTTCGAATGCCATCCAATAGGCAAGACCTTGAGAATTATCAGTCCATTCACTTACTGTGATGATGGAGAGCATGTCGGTGCCTTTATCCGTGAAGTCAATGGTAGGTATTTAGTTAGTGACAGATGCGATGCCTTAATGAATATGGAGGCAAGAGGGATCTCGCTTACCAAAAAACGACTTGATGAGATACGACAATTACTGCTTAAAGAAGGCGCAGAACTCAATGCTCGAGGAGAAATCATTGCTTGGGCAACAGAAAAGGATGTCGGTGCGATTACATCGAACATAATTAGAGCTGGTATACTCGCATCAACTTTGTCGTTAGACTGGTATCAGCCAGTTCAAGCTGAAAAGTTTGAAAGTATGGTTATTGATTATCTATATCACACAGAGCTTAGAGACGCACTTTCTCTTCGTGAAAACGTATATGGCTTGAGTGGACATCAAATTACCGTCCCTGTAACAATAAAAACCGACATACCTAAATACGTTTTTACATCAAGCGTGAAACACGGAGGAAGCTGGAATAGTGCTTACTCATTGCTTGGGAAACTAATTGATCTTAAAGCTTCAAGTGAGGAGTATAACAACAGATTTGTTGTTATAGACAGCGAAGCAATTGGTGATCAAATGCAACAACTCTCCTTACTCTTCCATGAATCAAGCCAAGTTCTACCATTCTCCAAAAGAGAGACTTGGGTTAAGAGACTTGCAGCATAATACAACCCGGCCTCAGCGCCGGGTTTTCTTTGCCTCACGTTCGCCCACCTAAAAACACATAACCAATTATATTTATTGAAAAATAAATAGATGCAACCCACTAAACCACGCAATTCTGATCTCTCCTTACATCGCCGAGGCAATACATCCACGCTAAAAAACAACACTATTAAATACAAAGCGTTATAAAAAACCACGCCAACTTACAACAAATTGTATTGATCTTGCAAAGTACATATCGTACTATTCAACCGTCAGCAGGACGCTGGAAGCCAAATGGAACAGACTGGCAGGCTCTTTAAACAACGTCGACTCTCGACTACGTGGCTGAAAAGCCAGATCACCCAACCACATAAGATGTGGGATGCAATGCCGAAGCAACCGTCTCAGGAGGAGCTTCGAGATTGCATCGCCAAAGTTTATTCGGGAGGAATCCATGTCCAGAAAAACAGAATTTAAAGGCACCGCAGCTTCTCGCCGTAGAGCTCGTCGCGCAAATCTGCAAAGTCAGGAGGCGATCAGCTCCGACAAGCTACACAGGCCAACCCCTTCACGAGTGGTCTTGCAATGCAAGCGCAAACCAGCAATGAGAGCAGAAGTGATAACTCTGACAACGTTGACCAGAAAATATGAAGGTTCAACTTGTCTTCCGAACGTAGCTCTTTACGCGGCAGGCTACCGGAAATCAAAACAACTGACGGCGAGATGATAAATTCATTTGCTAATTACTTGTTTTTGCCATGCTTATCCTGAGCGATAAGTTCATCCATAAGGCTGTCTGCCTTCCCGGCAAACCTAATGTAGCACTCATGTCTATAGCTTTCAGGGATAACGAAACGGTCGGTATCAGGATATCCAACAGCAGGAGGCCTTCGAACGAGGAGTCCTTTTTTGAGCAATGAAATTGATTCATGAGCGCCCTTTTCCGTTTGTAGCTGGTTATTAGCGGCTACAGCGAATGCCAAATACGCTCTTTCTCCAAGAGTTAACGAATCAAACAAATCTTGCACATATTTTTCTTCTTTAGATTTGCGCTTCTGAGCAGCGAATACCTCAATTCTTTCAGTCACAGCGTGATAAGCGGAATTAACAACGCCGTTAAGCACATAGCTAACGCAAAACAACAGGATGTAATACATCCAGTAATGAGGAAGGATTTCTGGATTATGCAGGTTTATCCATTCTTTTACGCTTACCGGCATAACAATAATCAATATGATCAGGATGATTAGCATATGAATCAACTGTTTAAGTGTCATTCCTTGCAGGAAAAAATGCATTAGTTCCTGCCACCATGAGTTGTTCAT